ATATAATTGGTTTAATCTCTCTACTAGGTGGAGCAGGATTAGCTGGTTTAATTGCTTTAGGTGTCGTACTACACTTGCTACAAGATGGCTGGTGCAACTGCGCTAAAAAGTAATGACAAAAATGATTAAGTGGATATGTTACATAATAGGCTTGGTAGGGATTGCAATAGTATTTGTATCTCTGACTAGTTCTACAAACGTATCTGCTGCCGATAGTAATACGGTAAGCAGCACAGTGGTTACAGATAAAAGTGTACCCACTGCGTCTGCCCCGTCTGTAGTCGTTAACAATAGCGATGTATGTAAATCGGCTGCTGCTGCCTCAGTGCAAAC